AATGTGAAAGACGCAGAGGGTAAGAGGTGGCACCTTGTACAAACATTAGCAGGCGACCAAACTGACGGCTATAGTGGCGTACCCGGCATTGGAGTCAAACGTGCGGTAACACTCTTTGAAGAAAAAGGTTACTCTTGGAAGACTGTCGTTCAAGCATTTGCTGACAAAGATCTTTCGGAAGATGTCGCACTTGAAAATGCAAGACTTGCAAAGATCCTTACAGTCGATGATTATGACTTTGACAACCAGCAACCCATCCTTTGGTCCCCCTCCGCCGATTATCGAATTGACGCTTGAGCAGGATCTAAAAATAAGAAGGTTAAACGACCTTCTGCCTAAAGCAGAGAAGGATGACATTATTACTGTCTTCCTTGCATTGCAAAAGCAAAACTTTGTCCTATCCAATACCGTCAGTAACTTAGTCAAGAAATGGCCGATTCACCTACCCACTACACACGAGGAGTTATAGAGGTCTGGGATTTCATTCGAGACCAACAACTCAATTATCACTTAGGCAATGCTATTAAATATATTTGCAGAGCCGGTTACAAGTCTTCTGAATCGAAAGAGAAAGATCTTAAAAAGGCTATCCACTACCTTGAAAATGAACTCAAACATACAACCCTGCAAATCGAACAGTCCGAGCGATCAAGCAATTCAATTCCGTTCAGCTTATGGGATCCAGAACAGTTCGGAGAACCGGACTATGCAACTGGCTTTGATCGATGAAGAATTTAAAGAATTCAATAGTGCGGTCCACAAAGAACCCTACGAAAATGAACTCAAAGAGCTTGCAGATCTTGTCTATGTTTGTTTTCAATATGCTGAGAATATGGAGTGGGATTTAGAAGAGGCGCTAAATCGCGTCCACAAAAGCAATATGTCTAAGCTAGGCTTGGACGGTTTACCTATCCGACGTAGAGATGGTAAGGTTTTAAAAGGACCAAACTATCAGCCTCCTGTTTTGAACGATCTTATCAAACCATGACCACATCTTATATTTCTCGCACGGGACGTGTCCAATCTTGGTTGGATAATCCAACGTCCAGACTTCCGGTATCGTGCACGGTATTCACTGTTGAAGACTCAATGGAGGGTCAAAATGGAATTGAAGCAAGCTGGAAATTTGCTAGCCATGCTTTACGAAATGGAGCGGGTTGCGCGATCCACCTGTCGAAACTGCGACCCAAAGGAACGGAATCAACAAAAGGAAATGACAAGCTTGTTGCAAGCGGACCAGTATCATTCGCCAAAATCTACAGCACCTTAAATGAGATACTGAGAAGGGGCGGCACATACCGTAATGGCGCGATAGTGTGTCACATCGATCTCAGCCACCCTGATGCACTTGAGTTTATTAAAACTCCACGCCACGAGCTGCCCTGGGTCAAACGATGCATCAACATCACAGATGAGTGGTGGGAGAGGTGTACGTTTAAGGAAGATCTCCTCTTCGGTATCAAATCAGGTGACATTTGGCTAAACAAAGTAAAGTATGACAATGAAGGAAAACGCATCCGAGGTAACGTCTGCCTTGAGGTTTATTTGCCCTCACGAGGCACCTGTTTACTCCAACATGTATCTCTCGGTGCCTGTGAATTCGACGACATCCCTCGTGCTTTCTTTGAAGGTATGTCCCAGTTGTGCGAACTCCATGGCAAAACAGGTATTGGCGAAAGCGGAGAGTATCTCCCAAGCGAAACTGACAGACAAGTGGGGCTCGGGATGCTCGGACTTGCTAACCTACTTCGTCGATACGGAGTAACGTACGATCAATTCGGTCGTGCATTAGAGCATTTTAACAACGAAGAATCAGTACGATCTGCAGCTTATGAACTTGTCAGTCAAATTAACAATGGAATTGAGCAAGCAGCCAGCGTTGCTCGCAGCCATAACATGGTTCGAGCCTTTGCTATCGCGCCAACCGCCAGTTGCAGTTATCGAAGCGTGGATCTGGATGGCTATACTTGCACACCAGAAATCGCTCCACCTATCTCACAGACAGTCGATCGCGACAGCGGTACTTTCGGAGTACAAACTTACAACTATGGTGACGTAGAGATCGCCTCTAAGGTAGGCTGGGAAGCCTACAAACGTGTTGCCGATGGCATCATGACTCTACTTAACAAGACTGGACTTCTACATGGTTACAGCTTCAACTCGTGGTCAGATATGATCACGTATGATGAAGGGTTTATCCAGGAGTGGCTTAAATCGCCCCAGACTTCTCTTTATTATAGTCTCCAAGTTATGGGTGACGTTCAAGATAAGTCAAGTGCGTATGCTGCTCTCGAAGAAGACGACGTAAATGATTATCTGAACAGCCTACTTGATGACACCCCTGAACCTCAATGTGATTGTGCAGAATGAACCCTTACGAAAAACTAATGGCGCGGAAGCGCAAATGGACACCAGTACAGACAACTGCTGGTACATGCAAAGAAGGAGCGGAGGAAGCTATCCACCGTGCCCTTGCATTGCGACATATGGAACTACCTGTGGGAGATTTTATAACTGATGCCCTGGCTAATGAAGTTCCAGACTTGGCACGGGAGTTACTCTTATCAAACGTCAAAGACGAAGAAAACCACGACTTGGCTCTTGGTTACATCGCCAATGCTTACGGGGTGGATGAAAAGGCTGAAGCCGAAGCAATACGGTTACGTGATGCTTGGGTCGCGCATCCTGATCACACGATTACGAAAGCGATGGTTGCCGAACGTGCAATTTTCTTCGTTCTTTTACCATTCTTCCGCGCTAATGGTGACGCTGGAATGCGAACAGTGAGCGCAGATGTGTCACGAGACGAACAAATTCATGTTGCCGCGAATTCACTTGTATGTAGAGAATTAGGGCTTGAGATTTCTCCAAGTCTTGATAAACTACGTAAAGCAACAATTAATTGGGTTATGCAACCACTAGGTATTAATACTACCTACAAGAATTTGGATAAAAAATTTTGGTTGAAATCTAGTGATAACTTAATGTATCAGGGCAAAGCTCCTGAACTTTCCTTCACTAAATCAGCACGTATGCCTGCCTTCTTCGAGCACAGCAATGTCAATCTCCCCCAATATGCTTGAGGTTCTTGGGATGAACTCCCGAGGACTCATCCATACACTAGAAGAATCTTTCCCACCCACTAACCCTACACCTGACGATACAATGGAAAAGATTATGTACCGAGCCGGTCAACGTAGTGTCGTTGAGTGGGTCATTAAATATATGGAGGAGAACTGATGTTTGGTTTATTTGGCGGTGCTCCTAGCCGCGCTGATCTGAGTCGGGCTGAACGCCGTAGAGTTCTCCAAGACGTGAGAACAGTCCAAGGCACTAACATTGGTCTAGATGCCCGTGGTCTTGACCGGTTGCCTGGTTTCTACCTGGAGAATCCAAGTGATTATACTTGGTCAACCAGTCCGTACGCCCCCAGCGATAAATATGAATCAGCAGGGTTCCAAACTGAGGGATCTGCTGGTTACAATAGAGGTGTTTACCGAGGGGAGGATAACTTTTACCTTTTCAAGGAAAGACCAGACCGCATGGCAGAGCTTCGGGCAGAGCAACAACGTCTGGCTGGTATCCAGCAAAAGACATACGAAACTCAGCAAGCTGACATTGCTAAGCAATTGAAGATTGTTCAAGGAGAAAAAAGTGCTGTTAGTAAAGCTCAGGAAACCTACTCCAACATGCTTATTGCAGAAGCTCAGCGTAAGAAAGAAGCAGAAGCTCAGACTGCACGTAATCTACAAACTCAAAGATCAAACCAAGCAATGGCTGGTAGGTCTGGCTGTCTCCAAATTCAAGGTGCTAGTACTACTCCTCGCATGGGTGGTACTTCACAGTTCCGCCGCCGTGCTTTACAACAAGGTACTGCATCCCCCTATAAAGGTCTAAGTACAATTCAATCAGGAATGGTTAACGTCTAATGACAGCTAAGCAACGCTATGACAGACTGTCTTCACGCCGTTCCCAGTTCCTCAATTCTGCTAGACAAGCAGCTGATCTAACTCTCCCCTATCTTATTAGGGAAGATGAACTTACCTCTAAAACAAGCTTGAGGTTGCCCCAACCGTATCAATCAACTGGAGCCAAAGGTGTGGTAACGCTTGCAAGTAAACTAATGCTTGCACTGCTACCTCCACAAACTAGCTTCTTCAAGCT